AAATTAAATTCTGCATTTGTCGCAGCATCCATATTTTTAAGAACTACAGTTAGCGTTTGAGTATTAACTCTCGTTCCCGTATTTCTATCAGATACCATTGACTGCTCTAATGTGTTACCATCACCCTCTAAAGGAAATGCGTAAGCAGCAGTAAGAGCGGCATTCATTGCGGTAGCTTCACCGTTTTCAACAGTAAAAGCATCTTCTAAGCTATTGTAAAGATATAAGGTAGACTGACCGCCCAACCCATCTTTACACGCTTTAGAACGTCCGCTTGTTATCAAACAAGGCATATATTTTGTTATTTAAAAGTTAGTAATATAAGGGAGTTTTTACACTCCCTATTTTAATTAGTTTAGTCTTAAGCTTCTGTGCTTAGTAACCATACTATTTCGTTTCCGTAAGAGTAACCTACTGCACCACCAAATACTGATTTGTACAATACGTTTCCACTGAAATCAACCTCATCCATATCCTTAACACGGATAGAATCAGAATCGTTAGCTAAACCACAACCGAATGTAATGTTAGACTTTTCAAAGATAGCGATAGTGTTATCCGGTAAACCATTTACAGTTTGTAGATTGTAACGTCCGTAAACTAATCCCGTGTTAGCGTCTCCACCTAATCCGTTAGATAATCCCGCAGCGATTAAAGACTGAGTATAAGCATCAGCAACATCCGGAGAAATTACAACGTTTACATCTTTTCTTCTTAATGCGTAAGGCATAGCAGATACTGCAGATGCTAAAGCTGATACAACGTTAGTTGCGTCGATAGCTGCACCGATAGCAGTAATACCATTGTTAGCTTTGATTACGTCACCATCAGCTGCAAATTGAGGAATTAATCCTTCCATTTGATTAGCTGCTCCCGTTCCGTTCCACATTTGGTCTTCGAACCAACGTGCTAATTTAGATGCAGTATCAGTTACGATAGCATCAGAAATATCAGAAGGAGTTTGGTCATTAAAAGCTGACGCTCCCATATCCTCACCCGACCAAGTTGGTCTGAAATCTTCTTTACATATTTCGAATTCGTTTTTGAATTTCTTAAGTTCAAGAACTTTTTCAGAATAGTTAACTGCATCAGTAGCCGGAGTAGTACCACAAGAGTAATCTACAACACCTAAAGTTACATCTAAGTTTCTTAAGTTTAATTTGTGACCTACGTTAGGTACAACATTTACCAACCCTAATCTTAGAGTATCCTCTTCTTTAATTGCTTGAAGCATAATCTCTGTAGCTTTCTGCCCCGCATAATTACTTGTAATTGCCATAATTTTAAATTTAAATTTAGTTTATTATTAATAGTTTTTATTTATTCGCTTTTATTCTTGCCAAAATTCTCTGATGGCTTGTTAATTGTTGTGGTGAAGATACTATTGTAGGAGTAGAATCTTGCTTAGATAAAGAAACAACCTCTTCTTTTAAATCAGCATTCATTCCAATAACCTCAGAAAGTTTACCTTCTAATTCAGCACGTAATTCGTCCATCATTTTTTGTACAACTTCCATCGATACAGATTCAGAAACAACCTCTTCAGAAACAACTTCTTCTTCAGCTAATTCTTTTTCTTCAACAACTTCTTCAACAACTTCTTCTTCTTCTGCTTTACCCATAGACTCAACTAAACCATCTTTAACAACGATAGTCTCACTTGATTCATCCAAAGTATATTCTCCATCAGCTAAAGCAACATTCTCTTCATCTGATATTAAAAACACCGGAGTTCCCACTTCTAAAGTTTCGCCTTCGAATTGGATATCTAAATCCCCACTCTTAGCACTTCCCATTTTTACCTCAACTACTTCTTCCACAACTGTTTCTTCTGTATCAACAGACAAAACAAGTTCCTTAAGTTTAGTTAAGATACTTTTGTTCTCATTCATATTTATATTTGATTTTAAATTAAACTCCTTTACCTCTTCTAATTCAACCATAGCATCTATAGAGAATCCTTGTAGCTTACCCGTTTTGATATAGTCATTCCAAATTTCATCATTATCAACTTTCATAGAAACCATCCAAGAACCTTCGGGATATTCCATTCCAAACGTAGCAGACTTATCTATCTTAGAATCAGCTACTAACCAACTCTCAACAAATGTAACACCCTCTATTGCTGAATCGTGTTCTAATTTAGAGTTAAGTTGAAATCCACTCTTAAAGAAATTGTGTGAATATTCTTTTATTGTATCAGCTGAGAAATACATTTGATATTCATTTTCTCCATCATTTCTGTAAATCATTTGATTAGGCTGAAGAACTAA